CATGGGATTACCGGGCCAACCCGTGGGTAGCAGAGCGGGTGCAGGCCGAGCTCGACGAGGAGCTGGAGGCCAACCCGAACGCGCTAAAGGACCCCCGGATAATCCGGAACTACCTCAAGGGCTGGCCCGTCGATGTATCCGAGCTGGTCTATAAGTACCAGAGCCCTCGCAACGTGGCCGAGGGCTGGCAGGCCGGCCCCGAGCAGCGGTACACCATCGGGCTTGACCTCGGCTGGAAGGATTACGTGGCCCTCGTGGTGCTCGCGTATGAGCCGGACAAACCGGCCATCACGGTGGTGGCCACCTGGCGAGCCCGCGAGACCCTGCTTGACAAGGTGGCCGAGCAGGTGCGGGCCATGCTCACCACCTACCCCGGGGCCGATATCGTTTGCGACCCTGGCCACCTGTTTACCTTCGAGCAGCTGCGGCGAGGCTATTCGCTGCCCATCATGGCTGCCGAGAAGGCTAAAAAGTTCCAGGCAATCCAGCTATTCAATTCTGCCATGTTGGCCGGGCAGCTCCGGGTGGTGGACCCTGACCCCCACACCAACCCGTTGGTTGATGAGTGGACTTCCCTGACCTGGAAAGTCTACCCCGATGGCACCAAAAAAGAGCAGCCCGGCCAGGCTAACGATCTGTGTGATGCCTGCCTGACAGCTTGGCGGCACACCCACCATTACACCTCGGGCGAGCAGGTGCCCGAGGGCCCGCAGCTTAGCAGGGCCGAGGCCGATGAGGCCCGGCTCATTGAAGACCTTGAGGCCGAGTATTTGGCAGCCCAGGGAGAGGAATGGGATGGATACTAAAAAGTGGTGGCAGGATAAGAAAGCACCCCACGAGGGCATCACGGATGTGCTCCACCAGCTCGAAGGGCAGCTCACCGAACGCGACGAACGGTGGAAGCGCTACCTGCGCTGGTACCACAATGCACAGGTGGAGGGGTGGGCCCCGGGGCAGGGGCTCAGCGAGGCGGGAACCTGGCGATCGGGCCTGCCGAGGGGCAAGCGCCTGAGCCTCAACCCGGTGGAAAATGCCCTGAGCACCCTGGCCAGTAGAATCGCCAGCAACAAAATCAGGGCCCGGGTGCTCACGAGCACCACCAGCCCTGACAAGTGGAGCCTCAAGAAAACGGCCCAGAAACTGGAGCGGTTCATTATCGGCGAGTGGGCCCGAGGCCGGGTGTACGAGCAGGCCCCCCGGGTGTTTCTTGACGCGGGCATTACCGGGCTCGGGGCCATCAAGGTGTTTTCAGCCCATGGGCGCATTACCTATGAGCGAACCTTCCCGGGCGAGTTGGTGGTAGATGAGGCCGGCTGCCTGACCTCGGGGCATCCTCGCAGCCTGTATCAGATCAAGTGGGTGCCGGCCGAGGTGCTGGCTGCCCGTTTCCCTGGACGTAAGCACCGGCAGGCCATCGGCCTGGCTGTGGGCCGGGGTGGCACCCTGAGCAGCCACAATCCGAGCCAGGTGGTGGTGACTGACCTGGTGCAGGTGATCGAGGCCTGGCACCTGCCGAGCTCGGAGGCTGCCGGCGACGGGCGGCATGTGATCTGCCTTGCAGACCATACCCTGATGGCCGAGCAGTGGGAGGCGATGCGGTTCCCGTTCGCTTTCTTCCGGTGGAGCCCGGTGGTGCTCGGGTTCTTTCCGCAGGGGCTGGTCGAGCGCGGTGAGCCCACACAGGACGAGCTCAATAAGCTGGTGGGCAGGATCCAAGAGGCTCACCACCTGTACGCCACAGCGCAGACCTACGTGAGCGCGGGCACGGTGGACAAGGGTAAGTTGACGAACATCCCCGGGGCCGTGGTGGAGTACAGGGGCCAGGTGCCCCCATCGGTGCAAATGCCCCCATCGGTGAGCAGCGAGGTTTACAGGTGGGTGGACAGCCTGTATGCCCGCACGATCGAGGGGCTCGGGCTCAACCAACTCTCTATGAGCGGGGCCAAGCCCCCGGGAATCGAAAGCGGCATCGCCATTCGCGAGCTGCAGGATTCTCAGTCAGGCAGGTTTGCCCTGCTCAGCCAGGCATGGGAGCAGATGTTTGTTGACCTGGCCGAGCTCACCATTAACACGGCCAAGGGCATCGAGGGCTACACCGGCAGGCATATCACTGCTGAGGGCTGCGAGGATATCCCGTGGTCCGATGTGGACCTTGACCGGCAGGCATACGAACTGCAGGTATTCCCGAGCTCTTACCTGCCGCAGACCCCTGCGGGCCGGCTGGCCACTGTGCAGGATCTCCTGCAGGCCGGCTTTGTCGACGCCAAAACAGCGGTGAGCCTGCTGAATTTTCCGGACCTCGATAGCTTCACGAGCCTGAGCACAGCTGCGCTGGAGGATGTCGACCGGCAGATCGAGGCCATGCTGGCCGATGGCACCGAGGAGCACCCCGAGCCCTACCAGGATCTTGAGCTCGCCCTGAGTCGCACCACCTCGGCCCTGCTGCGGGCCAGGCAGGAGGGTGCCCCCGAGCCCCGGATGCGCCTGCTGCTCAACTATATCGAGGAGGCGCAGGATCTGCTGCAGCCCCCGGCCCCACCTGCAGGGCCCCCAATTCCAGGCCCCGAGGGCCTGCCGCCCGAGGCCATGGCACCCATGATGGGCCCCGAGGGCCTGCCCACCCCTATTCCGGGGCCACAGGATGAGGATCTGCCCCTGGCCACCCCGGAGGAGTTGCTCGAATGACCGACGAGACCACCACGGCCCCCGAGGCCCCTGAGCCGGCAGAGGCCCCCGAGGCCCCTGAGCCGGCAGAGGCCCCCGAGGCCCCGGCCCCCGATGGAGAGCTGCCGGAAGATTTCTCTATCTTCGCCACCGAGCAGGCCCCCGAGGGCGAGCAGGAGGCCCCACAGGAGGCCGAGGCCCCCGAGGGTGAGCCTGCACCCGCCCCCGAGGCCGAGGCCGCTGAGCCGGCCCCTGATGCCCCGGAGGCTGCCACCGACCGCCTGCAGGCAGACCTCGAGCGCCGCGACCGTGAGCTGCTGGAACGGGCGGCAGCGGTGAGGGCCCGCGAGCGCGAGCTGCAGCAATTCGGCCAACTGCAGGACCTGGCCCGCACCGACCCCCTGCAGGCTGCCAAGCTGGTGGGGCTCGATCCCATGGAGCTGGCTGAGCGTTACCTATCCGGCGGGCAGGCCCCCGAGCAGCCGGCAGCGCAGCAGGCCCCTGAGTTGGCCCAGCTCACCGAGCAGGTGCAGGCCCTGCAGCAGCAAATCCAGAGCCAGCAATTCGAGCAGGCCAAGGCATCGGAGCACAGCAGGATACGCGGTGCGATCGAGGCCGGGGCCGAGCAATTCCCAATGCTCAACGCCTTGGCTGCCGAGGGTGACCAGGTGGTGGGCGAGGTGTTCCAGGCAGCGCAGGCCGAGTACCAGCAGACGGGGGCCCTGCCGGACTTCGCCAAGCTGCTCGGCGGCATGGAAAAGAGGTACAGTGACACTGTATTTTCATCTTTACAGGCCCTGCGCAATTTGCCACAATTCAGTGGGAAGCTCAGGGAGATGCTGAGCGCCACCGAAAAGCCCGCACCACCGGCCACCGAAAAGCCCCCCACCCCGGCCACTGGCAGCCAGACCCTGAGCAATGCCCTGACCGGCGAGGCCAGCGTTGAACGGCGTGACCTCACCGATGATGAGGCAGACGCCGCTTTTGCTGAGATGGTGCGGAGCGGCAAACTGTTCGTAGGAGACTGAAACCAAAACCAGAGCCCTGCCACGGCAGGCATCAGCTGCAAAGCCTTATCACGGTATCACCGAGATAAGCATACCCACCCGGCCCACAAGCCTGCAGCACAGCCGGCGGGAAACCCTCAAGGCCAGCAGCCCAAAAGAGGGACTTTCCAATGGCTGACCTGAGCCTCACTAATTTTGACTACGCACTGAAGATCAAATACCCGGAGCCCCGGGTGGCAAAGCTGTTCTATGAGGCCGCGCCCACCTTCGCCCTGCTTCCCAAGGCCACCAGCTTTGTCGGCGACTCGGCTGCGATCGCCGTGCGCTACGGGGCCCTGACCTCGATCTCCGCTGCCTTCAGCACTGCCCAGACCAACAAGAACCACAGCTCCGGCGTGCGGTTCCTCGTCACCCGCGTCAAGAAATACGCGATCGGTGGCCTGGATAACGAGGTGATCGAGGCATCCAAGACCAACGAGGGTGCCCTGATCAGCGCGGTGAGCGCGGAGATGGAGGGGGCGATTCAGACCCTGGCCGCCGTGGCCTCTGATGACCTGTTCGGCGACGGCAGCGGGCGTATCGGCTCGATCGATACCCCGGGGGCCTCCACCACCTTGACCCTGGAGAACAGCGAGGATGTGCGCCACTTCGAGCCGGGCATGAGGGTGGTGATCGCGGAGAACGCCACATCGGCCCTGCGGGATTCGAGCGCGGTGGGCACGGTGAGCGCGGTTAACCGCTCTGCCGGCACCCTGACCATGGCTGCCAATGTCACCACTACCTGGAGCTCTGCCGCTGATGGCGACCTCATCTTTTGCGAGGGCGACTACGCCAGCGCGAGCGACCGCAACTGCCTGATGGGCTTTGCCGGCTGGC